CTACTACATCGAGTGCTCGATAACCTGCGATGGCGTAGCGCAGCTACTCAAAATCGAAAATGCTGGCAGGTCCAAGGCCTTCGCGGCAGCGAAGCGTCACAACGCGCGTGTGGTGGTTCCGGTATTTGCTACCAGGGCTGATGATGCGACCGATTTCAATGATCTACATGTAGCTGAAGGATTGCCGGTAGTGCGCGCGCAGCTGAAAGCTCCGCCGCCAGAGTCAAAGCAAAAAAAATCGAACGCCATGCCTTCCGGCGTAGGTGGGTCAGATAACGGCTCGCACGATGGCGCACCCAGAATCACATTTCCTTACCTCACTGAAAAGTGGGAAATCAAAGGTATCCGTGAGAACGTCTATTTCGCGCTGCGCGAAGACCTGAATCTGCGCGAGCTGGTGCGATACAACGAGTTCTCAAACAAGATCGACAAGTGCCGCGTTCCGCCGTGGGGCGGCAAGGCCGGCGAGTGGAAAGAAACGCTCGACGACATACGCCTGGCTGAATACGTGGCGGCACGCCATGGCCTGATTGTTGCCAATCCGGTCACGATCGAGCAAGCCGTGTTGATGTCAGCACACGACAACGCATACAACCCGGTGCGCGATGATTTTGAGGCTGTGGCATGGGACGGCATCGAACGGCGCAAGCATTGGATGATTGACTGCCTCGGCGCTGCCGACACAGAGTATGTGCGGCTGGCGTCGGAGTACTTCCTGCTCAGCATGGTGGCACGTGTGTTTGAGCCCGGCTGCCAGATGGATTACATGCTGGTGTTGCAGGGCCTGCAGGGCGCCGGCAAGACCAGTGCACTCAACATCCTGGGCGGCCACTATTACGGTGCAGGATCATTCCGCATTGGAGATAAGGAATCGATGCAGGCCCTGCAAGGCAGGCTGATCTTCAACTTCAATGAGCTCGATGCGCTGAGCCGATCCGAAGCAACAGCCATTAAGGGCTTCATTACCGAGCGTACCGATCGCTTCCGCCCGCCCTATGCCAAAGGCTTTCAGGCCTTCCCCCGCAATTGCGTGCTGACCGGCGACACCAACCAGGGCGAGTTCCTGCGCGATGCAACAGGTGATCGTCGATTCTGGGTAGTGCATTGCGCCGAGGTCGAGGTCGAGAAGCTCACCAGCATGCGGGCCCAACTGATGGCCGAGGCTATTCACCATTACAAGGAAGGTGCGCGCCGCTATCCCACTAAGGACGAAGAGACTACGTTGTTCTTCCCTGAGCAGGAAAAGTGGAAGTTTGTCGATGTATGGCATGACGCCCTGGCTCGCTATGTCAATTCGGATGAATTGGCTGAGGGGTTTGACGGTAGCGTGTCAGATGCTGGCACCTTGCTGTCGAATCACCAACGTGCCTTCTTTAGCGCGCACGAGCTACTGGTTAGGGCGTTGCACATTGACATCGGCAAGGTCGATCGCGCTGGCACGATGCAAAAGAGCGTTGCCAACGCAATGAAGATGCTGGGCTTTGACGGCAACATCAAATGGGCCAAGGGAAGGGTAAGACCTCGCGGCTATCAACGCCGCCTGGCAGCACCCATCACACTGCAATCACCAATACCAACCAGCGAGGTTCCGGCATGGGACTGAGCGCACACATGCACAAGGCAGTTATGGGAACCGTGGGGCCGATGGGGCGCCGTGGGCCTGCCTGGTGCAAGCGCGTGACTCAATCCGCCCGGCAGCAATTGCGTCCCGGACGTTTATCCCGGACGTTGCAAGTTATTGATATTGCGTGTGATTTCGGAATCCGTCCGGGACGACCGCCACCACCACGCACACACATGCATGTGCATGTGTGCAGGCGCAGGCAGGTGCGCAGGGGCGGGCGTGCGTACGTGCGCGCGACATGTTTTCTCTGGACGTTCTAGAAAAAGGAAGAATAGAGAATGAAATCAACGACTTGCGACGTCCGGGACAACGACCGGGGCGTTTGTATCCCGGACGGATTGGGGCCAATACCAGCGAGCATCAAGGATCAAATGCCGGAACTGGCAGGGATGCTTCAAAGCTTGTCAAACCAGCTTGGGCGTGAAACAGTTCAACTCCAAATCAAGGCCAGCATCGACCTGCGCCGCGCATTTGATGCAGACGACTACACAACAGTCAATGCGATCTATCGGCGTGGCCATGGCTGGATTCACTGGCAGGAAAACGGCTTTTGCATTGGTGTTCCAGAACGGTCGATGCGAGACTTTGCAAAGCGCCACCGGGGCGGCGCATGATCCATTGGGTGGACGCAAAATTTGAGAGATGGGGTAGCTGGGTGCAGATGGGGCACGGCCTTGGCAGCCGTGGTTTGACCGCGTCCTGGGGCGCTGTGGGCCGGAGTAATGTGCGCGAAGCGTTTATCCCGATAAAGAGCATTGAGGACAGTCGCCTGGATGATTGGGTGAGATCACTTTCACCAGAAGACCAGACCATTCTGTTTGAGGTCTATTGCACCTCCCACACATCGATGCAGCATGCTCGCATTCTCAAGATGAGCACCAGGACGCTATACGCGCGCCTGCACAGCCTGCAGGCGTCCTATACGCGCCGTAATGAACGGCTTGAAAAATGAATTATGAAAAGTAAAACGTTTTTGTTAGATTCAGGCATGCTGTGGTTTTGTCTTGACGGGTAAAAACACAGCATTTTCAGTTCTCCCAGAACCGGCCCAGCAGTCTCCCACACCACCTGCTGGGCCGCTTTCTTTCTGATTCTGGTGTCACAGTTCTTCCCAGCCGTCAATCGACCACTCGACGGTCTTGACCAAAAAGCGATTGCACCGTGCTGGGAGATTTAATACAGGCTGCCAGGCGGATTGCCATGATTGATGTTCGAGACAATATCCGTGATGTGTTGGCAGGCATGGATCGCTACAAGCGCGACGTTGTAGCCAAGGCTATCCCTAGAGCGCTCAATAGAACAGCATCAATGGCTATCACGCAAAGTGGACGCGAGATGCCTGCTCAGGGATACAACTTCACTGCCAGCGAGATTAAGCAGGCAATGAATCTAATGAAAGCAATGCCCGGTAAATTGGTCGCATCAATAAGGGTCAAGCGCAAGGTTAAAAGCCTGATGCTATTCAGTCCACGTGAGTCCAAGGCTGGCGTGACCGTCAAGATATTAGGCCAAAAGAAGCTAATCAAAGGTGCATTCATTGGGCAGTTGCGCAATGGGCGCCAGGGTGTGTATGTGGAGGACAAGGCAGCAGGTAAGACCGTGGTGCGCCACTCCAAGCAGTACAAGCGTGGCGGGCGTGGTGGCTGGCATGACTTCCCCATACGCAAGCTGTATGGTCCCAGCATTGGTGGATCGTATTCCACTGATCGCATCCAACAGATCATGGGCAAGATGATCACTACGACCTTCTCCGATCGTCTCGCACATGAGATAGCCTTCCTCAGCCGGTGAAAATCCCGGGTCCTTCCTGGCCGAGGAAAACGCGCAGTCCATGACCCCGGAATTCGCCTAGTTTTCAAACTTGTAGGGGGGTTGTAAACGTAGGGTGGATGCAGCCATGCCAACACAGAAAGACATCGCCAAGCGCCTGGACCTGTCGCAGCAGGCGGTCAGTCAACACATGGCCGAGCTGGGAATCGCTTGGAAGACCACCAGCCTGGATGACATCACCGTCGCCTACATCCGCAAGCTGCGGGGTGCGGCTGCCGGGCATGTTTCGAACGATGGCGAGATGGACCTGACGCGCGAGCGGTCGTTGACCGAGCGAGTAGATCGCGAACTGAAGATGTTCACACTGGCTGAGAAGAAGGGCCAGCTGGTGAACATCGAGCAGCTCGAACCGGAACTGGCCCAGATGATCGGCGCCTTCCGCACGGAGCTGACATCGCTGGGCGACAAGCTCAAGACTGAAATCGACGCGCTCTATGGCATTGACCTGGACGTGCATCTCCTGGAAGAACATGTCCGTGACACCCTCGCCCAACTTGCTCGATACGACCCCGAGCGTTCGGGCACTCATTCGCCGGCTGGTGAAGGGGTTGAAGCCGCAGGTCAAGCTGACGACAACGGAGTGGGCACGCCAGCGTCGGCGGATGTCAAGCAAGGCCTCGGCTAAGCCTGGCGTCTACAACCCGGACATCACGCCCTGGGTGCAGGGCATCCATGAGGCGCTGGACGACCCGAAGGTTTTCAAGATCGTTTGCCGCAAGTCGGCGCAGGTGGCCTGGACTGATGGCGTGCTGTTGAACTACATCGGTCGGCGCGTTGACATTGATCCGGTGCCGATGATCGTGATGTTCGCCAAGACCGAGGCGGCCAAGCAGTTCAACGATGAGAAGTTGACGCCGATGATCGAGGTCACGCCGCACCTGGCGACGCGGATACCGATTCACATGGTGCGGGACCGCAACAACCGCTGGGACTTTAAGACGTTCCCCGGCGGGTTTTTGAAACTGGTGGGCTCCAACAGCCCGAGTTCTGTCAAGTCGACACCGGCGCCCGTTGTGGCGGTAGAGGAACCGGACGACTGCAATACCAACGTGAAGGACCAGGGCGACACCATCACCCTGCTCGAAGAGCGGACCAAGTCCTACACGCGGCGCAAGGTGATCTTCGGTGGCACGCCGACGGTCGAGGGTTTCAGCCGGATCGACGCGGCCTACAAGTCGAGCGACCAGCGCCAGTTCTGGGTGCCTTGCCCATCATGTGGCGAGAGCCAGGTGCTGAGCTGGGAGCAAGTGCGCTGGACAAATGACCCGGCGCAGTCGCACGAAGTGTTTGGCAACGCCATGCCGGAGTCGGCCCGCTACTGCTGCCCGCACTGTGGCAGCCTGTGGAGCGACACCGAGAAATTGCGCGCCGTGCGCCTGGGCGTCTGGAAGGCCTCAGCCGCGTTTCATGGAATCGCTGGGTTCTACATCAACGAGCTGTACAGCCCGTTTCCTGGCTCGAAGATGGCGCGCCTGGTCGAGAAGTACTTGACCGCGCAGCACGCCATGGCGCAAGGCGACGACACGAAGCTGCGCAGCTTCCGAAACAACACCGAAGGCCTCGCCTATGCCTACCAGAGCACGGTGCCGGACGTCGAGAAGCTTCGCCAGCGCGCCAAGGATTACGTCGAGTTGACCGTGCCATGGGGCGGTGTCGTGCTCACGGCCGGCGTTGATGTGCAGCACGATCGCCTGGCCATCGTGATCCGCGCCTGGGGCAGGGGAGAGGAAAGCTGGTTGGTGTGGTGGGGCGAGATCCCGGGCCGAACCATGATGGTCCATTGGAACGACGACGGCAGCCTCAACCGCGAACAGTCGGGCGCCTGGTGGGACCTCGACCAGCTGCTCGCCGGTGGCTTTCCCCATGCGAGCGGCGCCATGTTGCGCATTCGCGCGGTCAGCGTTGACAGCTCGGACGGCCAGACGCAGGACGCCGTGTACGGCTATGTGCGCCGCCGGCTGGCGCGCGGGTTCATGGCGGTCAAGGGCCGCTCGATCGATACCGGAAAGGACATTTTCAGCGCGCCCAAAATCAGCGTCGACACCAACGGCCGGCACAAGCCACACCCCAGCGGCATCAAGCCCTACATGGTGGGCACACAGACCGCGAAGGACCTGATCCTGGGCGTCGATGCGCAGGGCGGACGCATCAAGCTCGATGGCAGCGGGCCCGGCCGCATGCACTGGATGCGCACAGTGCGCCCGGACTATTACGACCAGCTCACCGCCGAGGTCAAGGTGCCGCACAAGAGCGTGCGCGGTCGCCTGGTGTGGCAGTGCAAATCAGGCCGGCGCAATGAGGCGCTCGACTGTGAGGTCTACGCGCTGCACGCCGCGCGCAGCATGAAAGTGAACCTGTGGCGGGCTGAGCGCTGGGAGGTCGAAGAGTCGGTCATCACCCAGCCCGCCTTGTTTGGAGATTCCACCGCACTGGCGGTGGTGCCGGCAGCGGCACAAAGCAACGAACTACCCCCCCGAGCGGCCGAGGTCGGCGACGACCTGAAGGTGGGAACGGATAACCCGGGGCCTGGCAAGCCCGAAACCGTAGTGCAGACGCCTGCACGCCCTGTGCAGCAACCCAAGAAACAAGCCGTTCCACAACCCAGAAACATGGGTTGGAGCGCGAAGAACTGGTAAGCCATGAACATCTTTGCAACATTACCGTCGGGCGACAGTGCCACATGGCTGGACGATCCGGTCACACTGCCAGATGGCCGCACGGCTGACGCGTCGGCATGGGTCATGACCTATTACCTACGCGGCCCGGTCGCACTCGACATCGTGGCCAGCGCTGCCGGCAAGAACTGGAGCACAACCCTGACCCCGACGGCCAGCGCTGCGCTGGGTGCTGGCACCTATGCCTGGACCGCCATCATCGTCAACGGGGATGAGCGGATCACCGTCGGCTCGGGCCAGAGCCTCATCACGCCGGATCTGACAAAACTGACCGGCACGTTCGACCCGCGCAGCAAAGCGCAGATTGCGCTGGATTCCTGCGAGGCAGCCATGGCCACCTTCAATGCGACCGGCGGCAAGGTTAAGAGGTATGAGATCGCCGGCCGCACCATGGAGTTCCAGACCATCGGCGACCTCATGACGCTGCACAGCTTCTGGAAAGCCAAGGTCATGTCCGAACTGTCCTCGCAGTCCGTGGCCAACGGCCTGGGCAATCCGCGCAACCTTTACACCCGATTCCAGAGGCCTCAATGAACAACACCGCCACCAGGATATTGGATACTGCCGCGCGCGTGGCGTTGCCGACAGGCGCGGTTGTGCCCGACCTGTCTGTCAAGC